TACAGAAACGCGGACTGTCTAAGACCGGCCTTAACTACATGCTGGAAATCGTCGGAGAGATCCTCACTGGAGTTCCGGCAGACACCTACACGTCGAAGGAGATGGCGTGGGGTTCTAAGCACGAGGAGTTTGCCAAGACGTGGTACATACTCGAACGCGGCGTGACGATCGAGGAATCGCCGTTCGTGCTGCATCCGGATAACCCATTCGTCGGATGCTCGCCTGACTCTCTGGTTGGCACGGAAGGAATACTTGAGATCAAGTGCCCGTACAACACTCGCGTTCACATCAACACGATCCTGGAGGACAAGGTCCCCGAGGAGTACGAGCCGCAGGTACACGGCAACATGTGGGTCACAGGAAGGAAGTGGTGCGACTTCGTCAGCTACGATCCACGTATCAAAGACGACAGGCTGCGTCAGCACGTTATCCGTGTCGATCGCGATGAGCAGTACGCGGAGTACATCGAGGAATCGGTGTTCCGTTTTGTGGAGCAGATCAAGATTCGACTCAAGAAACTGGGAGTGTCGACGTGACGTTAGATCAGAACATGAAACTGTGGAACAGCGTCTGTACCACAGATCCAAAGCGAACGAAGGCTGTCACGCTCGGTCGCAAGTGGACCGCGATTGACCCGACGTACCAGAACATGGAAGCCACCAAGTTGTGGGGTCCATACGGTAAGGACTGGGGCTTAGATGACATCGAGATCAAGACTATCGTGATCGGCGACACGACTGTCGCAATGCTCAAGGCGGTGTTCAGGTATCCCGAGGGCCGGTTCCAGATCGTTGTTGACCAGAAGTTCAAGCCGGGGGATGACACCCTCAAGAAGTTGCAGACGAGTGCAACCTCAAAGGCGTTGTCCAAACTAGGATTCAGTGCGGACATTTTCCTCGGGATGTTCGACGACGTTGATTACGTCACCGGGCTCAAGGAGAGGTCTCGTGCAGGCCAAGAGGCCATCGATAGGTTGTCCGAGAAGATCCAGACAATGAACACGATGTCCGAGATGATCGCTTGCACCGATCGTGCAGAGGCGTTGCTAAAGAGCAAGAAGATTGACGGTCCTTCGTTCGGTGAGTTAATGGAACTCATTGAATTGAGAAAGACTGAAATTGGCTTAGGGGAGACGAGATAGTGAGAGTCTTGAGACTAGAGGTCCACAACATCCTTCGGGTCAGTGACCTGGACCTAAACATGGAAGGCCACCATCTGGTGTTGATCGGTGGCCGCAACGGACAGGGCAAGACCAGCGCCATAAAGGCGTTGCTCATGGCTCTGTGTGGCAAGCGGAAGATGGACTTCCCAGAGGTTGCACTCAAGGAAGGCGAGGACGAAGGCTGGGTCAAGGTGGATCTGTCGGGAGACGAGGACCTCGGAGACCTCAAGGGATACACGATCGAACTCGGGTACAAGCGTCGTCGCGGAGGCAAGATCGAGGAGTCGTTCCGGCTTCTGGACAGCACCGGAGAGGAGGCTCCTGGTCCACGAGAACTGCTGGAGAGTTTGTTCAATCTGCGAGCGTTCGATCCAATGGGTTTCGAGCAAGCGAAACCGAAAGAGCGTGCAGAACTTATCCGCAAGATGCTCGGCTTAGATTTCACTGAGCAGGACAAAGAGTACCAGAGGATCTTCACCGAACGCACCGTCGCTAACCGCCAAGTTAAGGATCTTCAGGCAAGGCGTGCTGCGGTCAAGGTCCCCAAGGATGCACCAAAACTGAAGGTCTCGGTGTCGTCCCTGCTGGCTGAACTCGACGCAGCCAATAAGGTCAACTCTGAGGCTGACGCCAAGAAGCAAAAGGCGGACAGGGCTTCAGTTGATGCAGCGAGGATTCAGGAGTACATCGCACGGAAGAAGGAGGATCAGAAGAAACTTCAGGACTCGATCGACGCTGCGGAGAAGGACCTAGTTGTTTTGATGGAGACCGCCAACACGCTAGAGCAGGAGGCTGCATCTGCCAATCGAGTTGACACCGCATCGATCAAGCAACAGATCGACTCCGCCGAAGAACTGAACCAGAAGCACGAGGCTCGTGTTGCTGCGGGCAGGTTGGACAGCGAGGTCCGGTCTGCAACAGTCAAGGCCGACTCGATGACCGCTCAACTGGAGGACATTACCGAGGCCAAGCGAAAGGCAATGGAGCAAGCCAAGTGGCCTGTTCCGGGAATGTCCTTGGACGAGGAGGGCGTGATGCTCAACGGACTGCCGTTCGAGCAGGCGTCTCGTGCCCAGCGTATCGCTGCGTCGGTACGGATCGGCATGGCGATGAATCCGAAGTTGCGGTTGATGGTGTCTCAGGACGGGTCGGACTGCGACCTGGACACCCTAAAGCAACTGGAGGAGATCTGTCGCGAGGAGGATTACCAACTCATCATGGAATTGGTAACTCGCGGCAAGGATGACGAAGGATTGTGTGCGGTCGTCTTTGAGGACGGCCAAGCGAAGGAGTAGAGTCAGTGCCTTTTCCGGGATAGGCTCCGGTTTATTTCAACCCTAACTACGGGAAAACATTGTGGCAATCGAGATCATTAAGAAGAAGCCTCACGGATTCGGAAAGAAGAAGATCGCTACTCCGAGCGTGAGAGCACACAGGTTCAACGGAGGTTCTGTCACCGTCATCATACTGGTGCCTGAACAGGATGGACTTTGTCGAACATTCCAAGGCGGCATTAAGCCGGGAGACAGGGTCAGCCTGTTCATCGACAAGGAGGAAAACAAGTTCGGCGTTGTTGCTGACTTGGCTGGTCAGGTCTGTGCGAGAAAGACCTCCAAGACCGGGTCGTCTCTCATCGTCCGTGCCGCGATTGACAAGGATCACGAGGAGTTCATTCTCGGGAAGAATTGGACTTTCGGTTCCTTCGGATTCATCGAGGAGGCAGCCTCGATTACGTTCACGGGATCTGAAGGCAAGACCGAGGTTCGTGAGAAGAAGCCGTCATGACCAAGATCTCAGAGACACCTGAGTACCAGAAGTTATCGGTAGGCTGGCAGCGTTTTGCTTTCGGCCTATCGAGGTCTGCACTCAAGTCGATCTCTGAGATGGACATAGACGACCAGTCTGCCTTGCTTGAGAAGTACCTCAAGATCCATGACCTAGCGGAGCGTGGCAACATGCTCCGCAGGATGTTCGGTTCGACACAGCGGAAGCCAACTCCGGGTGAAGAACAAGAGATGTTGAACGCACTTGTTAAGCGTAAGCCTCGGAAGTTCGAGACTACGCAGCAGGTGGATAACGCCTTGGCTGAGGCTCAAGGCAAGGCAGAGTTACTCATGCAATCACTCCAGAGACTTTCGATCGACGGTCTGATTGCTAACACAGGGGCACGGCGCAAGACGATTGCACCTTGCCAGACGATTATCTCAACACTTAACTGGATGAGGATGAGGCTCAAAGATGCAAACGAACCAACGCAGGGAGATTGAACTGATCTTGGTAGGTGTTGCACTTGCCAAGTCCGAGCGAGACAAGGTCATGGTGCTGGCTCCTGGCTCATTCTCCAAGGACACCGAGGAGTTGATCGATGCCATCCGGACTCAGAAGCCAGGACCGTTTATCAAGTTCATGTCCGAACGTGGGATTGCACCCGAGAAGGGCATGGACTTTATCGAGTTGATGGTGTCCAAGATCGCAGATTACAACAAAAGGGAGAGGCTTAATATGATAGCGACTCAACTGCATAATTGCCGTGTCGCTATGGGTACGGATGAGATGGTGGAATTTTTCAAGTCAACACTCAAGCAAGTAGAGGGTATGTGATGGCTGGTAAGACTTACGATAACAGTGGAATTATCTCGAAGAACGACAGAAAGACCGAGCCTGGTCACGCAGACCAAACAGGGTCAGGTACGTTCTTGGGTGTGGAGTTCTGGATCAACGGCTGGATCAAGGAGAAAGACGGGAGGAGGTTTCTGTCGCTATCCTTTCGTCCCAAAGAACCAAGAACCCAGAGCAGCAAGCCAAGTCAAGGACCTCGTCAGGCCTACATCCCCGACGACGAACCTTTCTAGGTGCGAGCATCGAGACTGGGTTGACGAGAGGACGGATAACTTCCCGTGCAACATACGGACAACTTGTCGTACATGCGGCAAGTTCATAGGGTACAGGCCAGACACAATTCCTAAACGCAGAGCGAGAAATGAGCAGCGAGATGAAACCGATCTACTCGG